GCAAGACTCTCTGAACTTTCCAGTCCAGAAAGACTTGTTCACATTAACCTTGAAGCCGAAAAGCTCCAAGATCCTGGTGACGGAAGTAGCGGTATCTGTGGGGACAATTATATCATCCCCATAGACGCGCACCCGCCCTCTGAACCGACTCACGTCGGCTACTGAGGTAAAGCGGTGGCCGTAGGCATCTTCGATCCCCAGCAGGACACACGTGAAAAACACGAGTGTTTCTACCGGAAAACAAAGGGCCGAACCCATAGACGCGAACCTGGCGAGGGGCAAAACCCCATGACCAGGCACCTCTGCATTGGCAGACCGTGTCGCAAACACCCCATCACTAAGATGCGGGTGCCCACTAAACAGCTTGCTTACAAGCAGAGAGGAGACGCGATCGCTAGCTTCACTCAGATCGAGTGTTGCTAGGCTCCCAGAAATGGAGCCTTCGAGCGCCAAGAGCTGGTTAGGCTCTTGAAACTCGTTGCTAACAAAATCATATAAATATGACTTGTTGATCACGGTATTAAGCTCACGAGCAATTCCTTGTTGCAAATACTGCATATAGGAAGGCTCAATTGCTATGATACGCGGTGTCTTCTGTGTTTTAGGCACATCTATTACCTTTACAGGTATTTCCGTGCCGGGTTCCAGGAAAGTAACTCTGGAGATCCTCTCAGTAGAATAACCACTTGTCGTGGCATACCACCAGAAAGGAAAGACCGCTTCACAACGATCAGACCACACGTCGAATTCGAACTTCGCGTTAGCGACTTTCTTGTCCGCAGTGGCTCCAGGTCCGTGCTTTGGGCGAATCGCGAAATCGCGAATAGCCAGATCCACAGAGTGGAACTCACGGGAGAAGAGGAGACTAGCCAATCTCGTAAATCGAGACAGGAGCTCCTCATCGTGGGAATTTTCCCACGACTCAACTTCCTTGTCACACTCGACGTAACGATCAAACGCACGTTGAACAAGATCCGGGCTACATGGTAGCTCGATCTTCTTGTACAGCAGAGTAATCTGCCGCAAAGAACGTATTGCGTCTGTATCGGGACTGTCGAGTACGGCACCACTCGCGCGATCAAACACTCGCTCCATAAAGCCGCCCAAGAAAATGGGTAGCTTTTGCCTCTTCTTAAAATCTAAGAAAAGGTCGGGAGTGACCTCTCCACGGTCGAGAGCCAAAAGAAGGCTTTCTTCGTAAGAGGGTAGATCTATCGTCAAAAACGGTAGACCCGAGTGCTCAAATCGACGGTGGACAGTTTTGCTGTCCATCGTGGTGTCAACCGAGCATATCTCACCGCATTCGCGAATGAGACTGTCCAAGAGTGTTAATAGGCTTTTCATGCTTCCTTTCAGGCAGCAGTCCAGACCTAGTTAGCACATTTCCACATCGCAAGCACGGGGAAGAGCCCATAAGGCTCTCCCCCGGTTGGCGACGCCCGTTTTACTGACTAGCTTTCGAGCGCGAGTACCTTTTTGGCATTTGCGTTCGTAGAGGCAGTCAGCCACGTCGTAATTCCGGTGAGGGGCTCAAGAAGCTCCGCCTCCGTGAATCCGGCGAGGGGCCGATCGAAGGTGATGTTTAGGCTTGCGCCGATTTCACTCTTCAGGTCGGTCAGGGCGTCCGTCGAGATCTTCTTTCGAGAGATCTTGACGAGAGAACGCTTGCGAGTACGAGTTACCTGGTGTGAGACTTCAAGAATGAAGACTCCGTCAGCACTCTGGTACGTTGCGTTTGACACTCCAGTCAAAACGCGCGCCAGAGACTGCGCTGAACCGATGGTAACTGTTTGTGGATCTGTAAGTGCCATTTAGGCCCTCCTGGTTAACCCCCTCCAAACAGAGGGGGGCGAAAGCCACGGCGAATGCCGTGACCTAGTTTAGCGACTTCCGGGTTATCCCGATCGCCGCTAGAATCGCCAAGCGCAATGGAGTTATCTCCACCGCACCAGGCTCAATAAACCCATACGGATTAGCACGGATCCTCTCCTTAATTGAAGAGGTGTAGACCGTGCGAACACGCCCGAAAGAGGGAACTCTTCCAGGTGTGGGCACTATGAGGGTTTCACATATAGCGGTACGAATTGTACTGCCAGTGACGTACCCATAGTTAATCAGTAGACTATCGTCGCGAACTCTCGACATCAGAGTTAAAGAACTCTGGATGTCTAAGAACCAGTCGACGAGCCAGGAGTAAGGTATTAACTGCCACACCTGTTCGAATGTTGGCTTGAATCCAATAATGGAATCATAAGCCGCTATAAACTTCGCGCTCGACGTGCCCAAACGGGCGTCGATCGGAACAAATCGCGTAAAAGCACCGGTAAACCGGACTTTGCGACTTTCGGAGGGGGTCAGAGTTGTCACTAGTGCATTGTTAGCAACGCGGCCGCCTACGTTATAGTAGGAGCCGTTGTTGCCAAACATTGGCGCTGACGACTGGCACTCGATAGTTCCTTGGTGCGACAACTGATCAGTTGTAAACACTTCGGACTTTGAGGCCATGTCGAATGACATATTACGCCTGATGCTATGGCCAGAGTTCTCATAAAGGAACTGTATGGCCGTGGTAGCAGTCTGCATAGACTGCACCAACTTAGCAAGATCACCGACAGTCGGTGCGATCCCGAACACATAGTTCAGGAACTCATCCGACGCCGCTTTCCCAGCTTTCGTCAGGCCCTTTTTACG